CCCGGCCACCTACACCGGCAAGGTCGACGTGTCGCGCCAGCTGGTCGACGGTTCGAACCCGGCCGTCGACGGCATCGTCTACGCCGACTGCATGGGGTCGTACAACGAACAGATCGAGACCGCCGTGGTCGCCGCCCTCAACGGCGCCACCGGCTTCGCCGCGGTCATCACCTACCCCGGCACCGCCCCGGCCTACGCCAACCTGATGGACGCCTTCATCGACGCCGCGGCCAGCGTCAGGAAGCACCGTAAGGCGGCGCCGAAGGTCGTCTTCTGCTCCGAGGGTGCCTGGGCCTACATGGGCAAGGAGAAGGACACCCAGGGTCGCCCGCTGATCACGACCGGCTACCACGGCCCGGTCAACGCCTACGGCCTGGGCGAGGCCGTCACCTACGGCCAGATCGCCGGCGAGGTGGTCGGGCTGTCCGTCGTCGCGTCCTGGGCCGCCACCGACAACCTGCTCTACGTCGCCAAGGCCGACGACCTGTTGCTGCTCGAGTCCTCGACGTTCAACTTCCGCTACGAGGAGGTGCTCGGCCCCGAGTCGATCCGCCTCGGCGTCTGGGGTTACGCGGCGCCGGTCGTGGCCCGTTACCCGGCCGCCCTGGCCCAGATCAACGCCGGGACCACCATCCCCGCCCCCCAGGACCGTGAGCTCGCCGACATCGAGAAGCTGTCCGAGGCCGGCGAGGAAGCCGAAGCGGCGGCCAACGGCGAGGAAGGCGAAGGCACCGGAGGCGGTCCGGGCACGCCGCGCCGGCGGCGCTGATGACCGAGCTGGACGACCTGCTGGCGCTGTTGCCCGACAATGTCACCGGCGACATCAGCCCGGCCGACCTGCGCACCGTCGTCACCGAGCTCTACAACGACGCCAACCCGCCCTACGCCAACGTGGTCAACCAGGGCCCGGCCACGTTGGCGGTGGCGGCGGCCTGGACCGCCGTACCCGGCACCGCGCCCTACGCCTTCACGCTGGTCGACCCGGCCGACGTGCAGTTCTGCCTGTCGCTCAACGTCGACTCGGTCGCCAACAACAACCAGATACAGGTCGGCCTGGACATGAGCGGCGCCACCACGGTGGCGGTCGGCTCCAAGCCCGAACAGGTACTCCTCATCGGCGGCAAGCAGCAGGTCCAGGCCACCCTCGAGGTCACCTTCATCCAGGCGCTGGCGGCCGGGACGACGAACCTGGCCCTCAAGTACACGGCCCAGGTGGCCGGCGGCCTGCTGTCCGCCATGGCGGTCATCGCGACGACCATCTCGGCGCCATGACCAGCGCGTTCGACGCCGGTTTCTCGCCCGGTTTCGGGGCGCCCTATGTCGGCCCGGTCGCGGCCGGCTGGCCGGCGGTCTCAGACGTCCAGAACCTCCTGCGCGTCGAAGCCGGCGTGACCGGCGACGACGCGCTGGTCGGCCAGGAGCTCAACGCCGCCATCGGCTGGGTGACGGCGCGCTGCATGCCCGAGTACGTGACCGAGGGCACCGACCGCTTCTTGCCCGACCAGCTCTTCGCCGTGGCCATGCACGAGGCGGCGCGCCTGTACCGCCGGCGTGACAGCGTGGACGGCACCATCGGCTGGGGCGACATGGGCGTGGTACGAGTCGGGCCCAAGGACCCCGACATCGAGACCCTGATCGCACCGTTCCTCAACATCGTGTTCGCGTGAAATGGAACCGCGCCACCGTGGCGGCGGCGTTCGCCGCCACGCTCGAACCCGCGGTCGGCGTCAAGGTCCACCAGTGGATGCCCGAAATTCTGAACCCGTACTGCCTGGTCGTGAACCGGCCGGTCAGCGTCAACTACGGCGCGGTCGCGTTCGGCGTCGACGAAGGCGAAGTGCCGGTCGTCGTCGTCGGCGGCGTCGAGACCGAACCGGCGATTGACGCCCTGAAGATGACGGCCCGCGACGCCGTCGAGGCCGACCCCACCCTGGGCGGCGCCGTGACGAAAGCCTGGCCGATCCTCGAGCGCAACTGGTTGAACCGCGTCGGCGCCGGCGGCCTGCAGCTGCTGACGGTCGACCTGGTCTTTACGGTCGTGACCTGATGCCCGCCCCCACCGTCGCCGTCGTCGGCATGTCGGCCCTACGGCGTGACGTCACGCGCATGACCGCCCAGGGCGGCGCCCTGAACGCCGCACTCGTGAAGGCCGGCCTGGCGGCCGTGGCGCCGGTCGCCGACGCCGCCCGCGCCAGTCTCCCCCAGGTCAGCGGCCGCCTGGCCGCCGACGTGCGCACCAGCGCCACGAAAACGGGCGGCGCGGTTCGCATGGGCCGCGCGTCGCTGCGTTATGCCGGCTGGGTCGAATTCGGCGGTCACCGCAAGGCGCCGCACCCCTCGACCCGCCAGTTCGAGCCGCGCGGCCGCTACCTCTTCCCGGCCGCGCTGACCCTGGCCACGGCGGTCGCCAACCGTTACGACCAGGCCGTCACCCAGGCGCTCAATTCTTTCCAATGGACGAACGAAACCACGGACGCCGCCGGCGTTCACGATTAGGAAGGTAGGCCATGCCAACAGCTACAAAAGAACGAAACGGCGAGCCTGAAATTCACACATTCGGCACGCCCGAAACGATGGCCGCCGGCGACGCCACCCCGCCGACCGCGCAGCCGCTGGTGCTCAACGACGCCTACTACGAGCTGACCGGGGTGAACCTGCGCTGTCTGGTCAAGCACCTGGAATTGGTGCCCGAGAACAAGCTGCAGACGGCGACCACGCTGTGCTCCGAGGTCGACTACGTCGGCGTTACGAAATGGCACCAGCGCGTGACCTTTTACCAGTCCTTCGACCCGGGCGCGACCTACGCCACGCTGAACGCGGCCTATCAGGCCTGGGTCACCAGCGCCCAGCCGGCGCAGTTCAAGGCGCGCCCCCATTCGTCCCAGGTCGCCAGCGCGACGAACCCGGTTATTTCGGGCCTGGTCATCCCGATGCCCTTCGAGCTGCTGATCGGCGACGCCGGGGTGCTCTCCGAGGTCGTCATCGACTGGAACATGACGGCACCGCCCACCGTCGACCTGGGGTCGGTCGCCGCCACCGGCGCCACCGCCGGCGTCCCCGGCTATTTCACGCCGCTCGGCTGCGTCACGCCGGCGAACCTGGCCGCGCTGACCGCCGGCGTCACGGCCTCGCCGGCGGCGAACTGGACGGCCGGCCAGTACGTCATCACGGCCGACCATATCGGCGCCAACTGGAACGGCACGGCCTGGGTCGCCGGCGTTCACCCCTAAACCGTCCAGAATCGCCCAGGAGGTCACGAAACGAAAGGGCTGGCACCAATGGACCAGGAACCGAACACGCAAAACGCCGCGCCGGTCGTCGACCTCGACGAACCGCTGCCGACGCTGGTCACCGTGACCCAGGAATTCAGCGCTCGACTGCCGACCCAGCGCGTCATCGACACCATGGCGCGCGCCGAACCCGGCGTGAATTTCGCCGACCTGGCGCAGAGTCAGCCGTTCCGAATCGTGGCGTTTCGTGCGCTGCTGCGCGATTTCCCCGGCCGCGACCCCACGTCGCTGTGGATGCACTCCTACGACGTCGAATGTCAGGTCGTCGAGGCAAACCCTACGAACGGGAGGTCGCCGACGCCCGCGCCCGGTTCTGCCATTACTGGAACCTGAAACCCTGGGAAATGGACGAACTGACCGATTCGGATTTCGCCGCCATGCTGCGGCTGATGACGGCCGAAGCGCGCGAAATCGAGCGCGTCAAGGCGGCGACCGCCCGCGCCGCTAGAAGGTAGGGACCATGGCCGGCCCATCGGTCATGGTGCGCGTTCTCGGCGACGTCAGCGGTCTCGGCCAGGCGTTCACCGGCGGCGCCACGAAGGCGGAAGGGGCGGCGACGAAGATTCACGCCGCCTTCTCGACCGTGCTGGGCCAACTGAACCAGACCGGCGTGCTGGGACCGTTCGGCCAAATGCTCGAACAGGCGAACAGCTCACTCGAACAGCTGAGCGGCCACGGAAAAGAGGCGTCGACCGTGCTGCTGGGCATGGGCGGCACCGCGCTGACCGCCGGCCTGGCGCTGCAGCAGGCCGGCAGTAAGGACCAGGCGGCGCACCAGCAGCTGCAGGCGGCCGTC